GAATCCGTAAAATCCTAGTCCTGGCAGAAATTTGAAGTGGACGAAGTATTGGATTCTAGTTTTCTTCGGATCATTGGGCGCAAAGTTTCGCTTAATAGCGAGAACTTTTCTTGTACCTTCCTCAATTGTAACAATGTAAGGAAGTTTTATTCCAGTAGGTTCATTATTTGAATCAACCTCCTCGAATCCTTCTAGATCTAAATTTACGTGGCATTCTAACAAAGTATAGATAGGTTGTTGTCTACCTGTAGCTTTTGTTCCTTCTAGCTCACGCTCCTTTTTTTCTAATTCATTTGTACCAACCATTCCTGGTGGGCCTAATTCTATGTCTCTATAAAACCCAGAAACTTGTTGCTTTCGCAACTCGTTTTCTGGAATTTTAATCACATGAATAATAGCTTCCGCATCATCTAATGAGGTAGCTGTGTACGGAACTACTAATTCATCTGCAGGGACGAACTTTGAAACTGCTCTTCCCATAGTCATATCATAATAGATTTTTTTAAACGTTGATCCTGCTAATGGTAAATGAAATAACATCGAATCAAATTCTGGTTCGTATTCTTTCATCTTGTCCATAACAAGATAGTTCATATAATCTTTTACTCTTTGAGCTTGTAAATCGTTTGCTGGAGTTTGAACACCAACTACTTGGGTTCTAACTGGTCCATCTGCCGGTAATAATTCTTTATATGCTTGTGCTTGGAATTGTGTAACTGCTTCAGCTAGTACAGGGTGAGTTGCACCTGAAGCTCCTTGAAATGGTTCTGTTCTGTTTTCATATTTAAATCCTAAAAGATCTAAACCATCTCTATAAGTTTTTTCCCAATCTTTTCTAGAAGATTTATAATCCATGTAGTTTCCAGCTTGCTCGTTTCCGATCGGCTCTAAAACATCTTCAGGTAAAATATCTGCTAGGTTATCAAAATGATTTTCTGTTCCAGGAATGTTAATTGCACCTGGTTCAAAATCAATTGTTGCGCCACCATCTTCTTCTGGTGTAACTTCTACTGGTTGTTTTTCTGTAACTTCCTCTTGTACCGAAACGTCAGCTATTTCTTCTTCACTAGGAAGTTTAAACTGTGTTCGTGTATTAGGGAGTCCTTTATCTATATCTGCCATTTATACTCCTATGTATTTGTAACATAATATTTAAGATTTTCCAAGCCCTGTGGTTGTGGCCCAGATTCAGGGGGAATTGCATTAGGTCTTCTTATTCCAGCTATTCCTCCGCCTGCTGCCATAAAATCTTCTTCACCTGCTATTTTTCTTTTTTCTTCTCGTTCCGCATCTTGAAGTGCTATTGCTTCTCTAGCCTCAGCACCTTCTGTCATAGCTTTATTAAATAATTCTTGATCATAAAACTGTCCACCTTCTAAATGAGGACTTGGTCTTAAAAAAGGTTGCATGTTTCTTACGTACTCAGCAAATTTATCGTTATAAACATTTTGTCTAGCATCTTCTGCTTTTTGACGATATCCCACTCTTCCATAACCAGGATTAACTTTTTGTTTTTCCATTCTATCCATTTCCTCACCAATTCTTAAAACTTCTTCACCTTGAACAGCAGCCGAACCTTCTGGAAGCGCTGCTTCAAATTCTTCTTGTTCTGATTGACCAAGTATTGGACCAAAACCATAATCAGTTGCATTTCCTAAAATTATTTTCCAAGATTTACCAGCTGCATAATCACCAACTGCAAACGGAACCATAAAACCTGCTTCAGCTAACAAACCATAACCTGTCCACTTACCAACATTTCCTAAAGCTCTAATACCTTTTGTAAATTTACCTAATTTGTTAATCGCTGGTTTACTTCCCGCTGCTCCTTCTTGAACAAGTTTATTATATCCTTTTTGATAATCAGCAATTGAAGTACATTGACCTCCTTCACCTTTAATACATGGAATTTTTGCGTCTTTAAAAAACTTTAATAGTTTTTTGTTATCTAATTCTGTAAATTCTTTTATAGTTATAGACCCTTTAGGCATTTTTATACTATACCCAGATCTTTCTGCATCTTTAACTAATCTTGTATATAAATTTTCTCCAGTTCCTAAAGTTTGTGATTCTAGTCTTTTAATCTGAGCAGTAGATAAACTTTTAAGAGCGTCTGGATCTGCTAACCTTGGAAGTTTAACATCATGTAGACCTTCCAATGTTTTAGCTCGAGCATTTAGTTTTTTAGATTGTGTGGATAATACACTTTTATAATTTTTTGTTCCTTTTGCTTCTTCTATAAGTTGTCTTGCTTTAGATAACTGACCTTGAAATTGAGCTAAAGTTTTTTGATTTAAGTTTCCTTCCATAATATCTATAAATTGAGAAACCGCTACATTTTTAGATTTAGCACTTCCTGTTACTCCAGGTATTTCATTGATATTAAAACCTGCTTTTCCTTTTCTTGTAACTTTACCTGTTAAATCTTTTATCTCAGGTGAATAAATAGGGATTTTATTTTTTATAAGAATTTCTTTAGCTTGTTTCTTTAATCCTTCAAAAGTTCCACCTTTATTCCCTAATGCCGTATCAATCGTTTGCATTGATGCTTTATATAATCCATTTCTATATGGATTACCAAAAGGACTATTGTTCATTATTTTAAACATGCCGTCTGCAGCTTTTTTATTAACTCTAATGCCTTCAGGAGTATTTCTAAACTTATGACCATTATATATTTGAGCTAATCTTGCTGTTGCAACTCCAGCAGAATTTTCGGTCATTTTTGTACCCATTTTTTTGTTAAGTTTTAAAACATCTGCAATATCTGGAACATTTCCAGATCTGTATATTTTTTTAAATTCTTTATCTAACGCTATTACATTTTTTAAAGTGTTAGATTTTAATGCGTTTATTCTTACATCTCCCAAGACATCTGCTTTTAAAATTTTTTTAATATCCATTACCGAAGGATTTTTAAAATATCTAACAGAACCTCCTGTATCTCCACCTTTTATACTACCCCAGTTTCCTTTGTATAAAAGATCATCTACAATTTGAGCAAATTGTGTTCTTTGTCCCTTACCAAATTTACCCGTTATTTTAGTTTTATCTATTTTTTCTCCTAACTCTTCTGTTAAAATTTCTGCTAATTTTTCTTCAGATATTAAACCCCTAGTTTCATCTAGTATTTTCTTCTTTCGTTTAAAATCAAATTTCCAATTTCCTCTATTGCCTTTGTAATCTTTCCATTCTAAATCTGGATTTAATTCATCCCAAAGTTTTTGTTGTTCTTTATCTAAAGGTTTTACAGATCCTCCTCTAGGAAATCCGCTCCGTCCACCATCAGCAAAGCTCTCTACATCGTCTTCGTAGAGATATAATATTTCATCAACTCTATCCATTATTCCCCTAACATTCGAGCTATGCCGCCTGATGCGTTTAGCTTTCTATCTTTAGTTGCTAAGTTTTTTTGTATATTTTCCATTTCTAATAAACCTTCGTCGGTAATTTTAGGAGTAGCTCTTTTGCCAGCTCCTTGTGATACCATCTCTGCCAAAGTTTCTGCCATCTCTTTAGCTGTTCCTCTGTCAACTCCTTTAGACACCATATCTTCAACTATTTTAATTTTATAGTTTACTAAATCATCATCAACTTTTTTTATTCTTCTTCCAGTAGCAATAAGGTCTTGAATCATATTAGCTCTATCACCTTTCATTTCTTTGGTGTATTTCTCAATCATCTCTTTAGCAATTGAAGGAATACCTTCTGGTCTATCTAACATTTGATTAAATTGTTTTGGATTTATCATTTGTAACATTTCAGAAGGGGTTTTTCCGTGCGAACTGTCTTTAGACATCATTTTTAATAATTCAGCTAGAGTACGTTTACCTTTTGATAAACCACCACCCATCCACATAGGAACACGGCCACCGTCTGCATAATCATTGGGGTCTGGATAGTTTGAAAAACGATCAGCAATATCTTCATTCATTTTATCAAAACTCTCTGATACGTTTCGTGCGCCTTTTTTGGTCTTTCCCGTAGCAAACGCTTCTACTTCATCAAAGTTAGATTCATGTTTACCAAATTTATTAATAGTTGATTCTTCAAACTTAACATTCTCTGGATGTCCTCCAGTAAATTCTGCTTCTTCAACATTAAACTCTTCTTTAGTTTTAATTGAACCTTTTTTTCC